GGCGTCGGCTTCAAGCGCATCATCATCGATGACCCGATCAGGAGTCGAGAGGATGCCGAGTCCTCTCTATACCGCGACAAAGCATGGGACTGGTACACCGACGACCTTTACACGAGGCTCGAACCGAAGGGCGCTCTCATCATCGTCTCGACCAGGTGGCATCACGACGACATCACCGCTCGCGCAATCTCATCGGAACCTCATCGATGGACAGTGCTGAACCTCCCGGCAATCGCGGAGGAGAAGGACCAGATCGGTCGAATACCTGGCGAAGCTTTATGGCCAGAGAGATACGACGTGAAGGAACTCGGACGCATCAAGGAGGTCATGGTGGCCAACAGTGGCGACTATGGATGGAGTGCTTTGTACCAGCAACATCCAACACCTCGCGAGGGAAGTTTCTTCAAGTCAGATCGGATTGTCATCGAGAGCGCCATGCCAAACTGCGCGAAGATGTCCCGCGCCTGGGACCTTGCAGCGACAGCTGGTAGTGGTGACTATACTGCCGGTGTCAAAATGGGACGTGACACGGATGGCCGCATCTGGATTCTCGATGTCGTGCGCGGTCAGTACGACACTGATCAGCGGGATAAGATTATCAAGCAGACAGCTGCTCTTGATGGCCGTGGCATCAGAATACGACTACCGCAGGACCCGGGCCAGGCTGGCAAGAGTCAAGCGATGCACATGCTTCGGCTGTTGCATGGTAGTGCTGTGACAGTCCTGCCGGTGACCGGTGCGAAGGATGTCAGGGCTGAACCGTTCGCGTCGCAGGTCGCTGGCGGCAATGTCTACATGGTCGCAGCTTCGTGGAATCGCGAACTCCTGGACGAAATGCGGACGTTCCCGCTCGGCAAGAATGACGACATCGTCGATGCTCTCACCGATGCGTACGACGAGCTGGTCGGTCGTGGCGGTGGGTGGGGTGCAGTATAACGCATGATAAGGACACAATAGTCACATGGGACTCTTTGATCGCTTCATAGGCAAAGCAACCGCCTCACCGTCTGCGCTGCTACCGCCGCCGCTGATTCAGCGACAGACCTCCTATTTCACCGGCACTGGGAACGGCGACTTTTGGAGTCTCCTGACACGCAACCTGCCGGGTTCGAGTTTCAACTGGAGGAACCAAGCTGGCGACTTGATGCTGAACTCCATCGTCGCGATCGGCATGGACTGGTACATCAGAAACTGGAGCCAGGGTGTCCCTGTTGTCAGGCGACCGATGCCTGATGGACAGGTCGAGACAGTCGCAAACCACCCGATTCTCCAGCTGCTCGCACAGCCAACACCGAACGTTCCGCCATCGCTCGTGTGGTCGTGGATTCTCCCAGACTACCAGCTGCTCGGAAACGCGTACTTTAGGAAGGTCCGCGTGTCTGGTCGTGTCGTCGGTCTGCAATACCTAGCAGCTGACATGATGAGACCTGTCGGCAATAAGATCAATCCGCTCATCAAGTATCAGTACACGGTCGATGGCACGTCGTACGACATCGCGCTCGAGGACTTGATTCACATCCGCTATGGTCGAGATCCGCAGGACTCTCGATTTGGACGTTCACCTGTCACGTCTGTCCTTCGTGAGATCGCCACCGACAACGTCGCAGCATCAGCTGCATTCGGCATGGTCCGCAACGGCGGCATGCCAAGCATCATGGTCGGGCCTGACTACAAGGGCGGTGTCGAAGACCTAAGCGAAGACGACGCACGTCAGACAAAACGGAAACTTCAGCAGGACTTCACCGGAGATAACGCTGGTTCTGTCCTGGTAATGACTGGACCATTCAAGGTCGAGCAGGTCAGCCACAAACCGAGTGAGATGGCGTTCGATGAGATTCGCCGCAAACCGGAAGAGCGCGTGTGTGCAGCTCTCGGACTCAATCCGCTGGTCCTTCAACTCGGCAGCGGCCTCGAGCGCGCAACCTATTCCAACCTCGAGCAAGCAACGCGAAGCGCCTGGACTGATGGCATGATTCCGCTCATGCGACAGATGAGCGAAGCGCTCACCATCGCACTGCTTCCAGACTACCAAGAGACGCAACCTGGCGACTATCTCGAGTTCGATGTGGTGAATGTCCCATCACTCCAGGCTGACCTCAATGAGGACGCAGAGAGAGCGGAGAAACTCTACAAGAGTGGCATCGTGGACCTCGCAACCGCGAAGCGTGTCGCTGGTGTGACGCCATCGGATGATGACCTCGGCTATTATCACCCGACTGCTGTCCCTGTGCAGATCGGCGCGCAGAAACTTCTGGTCCCTGATGCTGCGCCTGTATCGACAGCTCGAACTGCCGATGAAACTGCGAAGCTGGTCGGTGCTGCCGGTGCTTTGATTCGTGCTGGCTTCGAGCCAGAAGCTGCACTCCAGGCTGTTGGTCTAAACTCTATCCAGCACCTCGGTCTGCTACCTGTCACAGTGCGTGAAGAGACCAAAGCATTCGACGATCAAGATGAGCCAGGGCTGAAGTTCATTCCCTCAAAGGACATGGCGTCAGAAGCACGTCAGGCCATTGAGTGGCGTGATGCTGGTCGTGATGGCGGGACAGCCGTCGCATGGGCCAGGGCGAATCAGATCATCGATGGCGAGAAGCTCAGTGAGTCGACCGTCCTTCGGATGTACTCATTCTTTCGACGTCACGAAGTAGACAAGCAGGCTGAAGGATTCCGACCAGGCGAGGATGGCTATCCGTCCGCTGGTCGTGTCGCATGGGCCGCATGGGGTGGCGACGCTGGCTATCGCTGGTCCACAGCTGCGCGCAAAGAGATCCTTAAGCGCATGGCGCCGAAGGAGAACGGGAAAAGTTATCACCCGTACTACGGTTACGAGTTGACCGACACCGATGCCTGACATCTATCAGGTCAATGAGGCCTATCGAAGTAAACTTCGTGCTCGTGAGAACACTGCTCTCGCTGAGATGAGCAGGACGTACGGTGTTCTTCAGGCTGACAACCTCAAGCGCCTCGAAGCGGTGACAGCCGCCATCGAGGAAGCACAGGCAGCAGGTGAGGACATCACTGGCCTAAGCGAGTACATGCTCCGCCTCGAGGCGCTCAATGTGCAGATGGCTGATGAAGTCGCACGATGGGCGCCACAGGCGACCGACATCGCAACTAACGGACAACGACGCGCCATACAGCTGTCGCTAGACATCCAGGAGGATCTTGTGCGAGCAGTCGCGGGTGTTCCTCAGTCTGTGAGTCTCACCGCTGATCTGATGTGGAACCGGCTCCCCGTCGAAGCGATAACCAACGTCGTTGGCTTCGCCGCTGACGGCTCACCGCTCGGCGCACTGTTCGAGGCGATAGGACCTTTCGCACTGGACCACGTCACGATCGGCATCGCGCAAGGTCTCAATCCTCTCCAGGTCGCACGAAGGATGTCGAGAACATACGAAACTCTCGCGCCTTCAAGAGCTGCTACCATCGCACGAACGGAGATGATTCGTGCTAACAGAGAAGCACAGCGTCAGACCTTTGAGGCAAATCTCAGCATCGTTCGTGGCTGGCGCCGCATCTCAGCGGGGGACGTCAATGTCTGTCCGGTTTGTTGGAGTCTCCATGGAGATCCGAATCCAGTTGCAGATATCGTTCCGTCGCATCCAAACTGTAGATGTACGGTAGTGCCGATCACACCGACGTACGCTGAACTCGCAGGACTGCCGCCAGGCAGTTTCGATGAACCGGAAGAGATGCCGGACAAGGAAGAGCAGTTCCGGATGCTTAGTGAGGCGGAGCGTCGGCAGGTCTTAGGACCTTCGCGATATCGTTTGTGGGAGACAGGCACACCTCTCAGTGCATTTGGCAAAGTGGTGCCGAATAATGAGTGGGGACCACAGGCCGTGGTCGTGCCGGTCAAGGAGTTATGATGCAGACTATGGTGTCCTTTGGCGATGCGATCAAGGCAGACGATTCCGGTCGTGTGCGTGGTTACCTGGTGCGCTTCGGTGGCGCTGACCTCGAGGGCGACTACTTCACTGCGTCGACTGATTTCGGACGACCGATGAAGTCTGGTGAGAGAGTGCCGATGAACCTCTACTATCATCACGGCCAAGACAAGCAGGTCGGGAAGTCACGCATCGGAACCGGCTACATCACCATGGACGATAAAGGTCTTTGGTACGAATCGCAGGTCGAGATGGCTGACCAGTACCAGAAGATGATTCAAGAACTCGCGAAGTCTGGCAAGCTTGGATATTCAAGCGGCGCCACGGGTCACATGGTCGAGCGGAAGAAGATGGCCGATGGCCGCTATGAAATCACACGCTGGCCGATCGGTGAGGCATCGCTGACACCGACACCAGCGGAACCGATGAACATGGTCAAGTCCTTAAAGGACATGTATGGCGACATGGAGGATGATGGCATGGAAGAAGAAGAGATGATTATCCCTGTCGCACCAGGTGAAGACGTGGCGACTTTTGTCGAGCGTGTCTACGGCGACCTTGCGACGGAGATGGTCCACGAAGGCATCGAGGCACTCTATGATCGCCTCTGTGCTGGCATGATGGCCGCTCTCGATGCTGGTCTGGGTCGCGGACACATCGACGCCATCATCGATGCATTCGCATCGAAGGCCAAAGAACTGACAGCAAACCTTAAGGATCCGGCAGCGGAAGTGCAATCGATGAAGTCGAAGCTCGAGCGTCCGACATCCATCCGAGAAGTGGAGCGACGTCTGCGGGATGCAGTTCGTCTCTCACGTAGCGAGTCGCTAAGATTCGCAAAAACCATCTGGTCCGAGCTTCGGGATGAAGCGTCGAGCGAAGATGTTACCATCGTCGACCAACCGAGCGAAGTGGACGAAGCGAAGAACGCTCTCCTCCGCCAGCTCATGATCCTGGAGTTATCCTAATGAATATTGAACAACTCGAAGCACAGCGACAGTCTACTATCGCAGCTGCAAAAGAAGTCCTCATCAACGGCGGCGACATGGCCGAAGCCAATCGCCTTCATCAATCCGCAAAGTCTCTCTCTGAGCGCATCGACATGCTCAAGGAGTTCGGCAACGTTCCTGCTCCTGTCGCATCCGAAGCGCCAAAGTCTGAGCCATGGAAGTCTGGCAGTGTTGTCCGGAATCCATTCCCTGGACCAAAGGCTGAGGCTGACTTCAAAGCATACGCATTCGGCCAGTGGGTTCGCGGCAACGTCCTCGGAAATGCCAAAGCAGCCAAGTGGTGTGATGAGCATGGTGTCAAGTCGCAGACTGAAGGAACGAACTCCGAGGGTGGCTTCACGGTTCCTGAGATCGTTTCGTCCAGCCTGATCTGGCTTCGCAACGAGTACGGTATCGCACGTCGATATAGCCGCATCTATCCGATGACATCTGACGTCCTCAATGTCCCTAACGCATCGACCAGCACCACGACCTATTATCCTGGTGAAGCGACAGCAATCACGGCATCCGACATCACCTTTACACAGGTCGCACTGACCGCGAAGAAACTCGCGATCTTGACCATTGTCTCCAAGGAACTTAACGAAGACACGGTCATTGATTTTGGCGCAACACTGGCGCAGGACTTTGCATACGGTCTCGCACTCGCTGAGGATGCGGCTGCATTCCAGGGCGATGGTACGAGCACCTATGGTTCCATCACCGGAATCATGCCACGAATCAAGGCACTGTCTGGAACCTTTGCAAACATCGCATCGATGGTCGTTGGTGCTTCTGGTTCATCGTCCGCACTCTCGAGCTTTACTCTGGCGAACTTCCAGACCATGGTCGCGAAGCTTCAGCCATATGCCACGCAACCACGCTGGTACATGCACAAGCAGGTGTTCTACAACGGTGTCGCTGATAAACTTATCGCATTGAGCGGTAACAGCATCATGGACATCCAGAACGCGTACGGTCCTGAACCAACACTATTTGGTATCCCGATCAGCTTCGTCCAGAACATGCCAAGCGCAACAGCTGCAAATCGTGACATGGCAGTCCTCGGAGATCTCTCCAAGGGTGTCGCGTTCGGTGATCGTCGTGGCGTGAGCGTCGAGGTCTCTGACCAGGTCAAGTTCATCGAGGATGCGCTTACCTTCAAGGCAACCGAGCGCTATGCGTTCAACTGCTTCGATGTCGGAAACGTCGATGCAACTGTTGGAAACCAGGTTCCTGGTTCCATCATCGTTCTCCAGGCTTCCGCTTCGTAGGCTGTCTGACTTCGCAGTCAAGGGGAGCGGGTTATCCCGTTCCCTTTTTGTTTTTAGGATGTACACATGCCACTCACAAGAACTCAAGCACTCGACCGACTCGCATGGATGACCGCATCCGACCAGTATCCGTTCCTGGATTCGACCGCTCTTCAGCAGCTCGTGGACGATCACGCTCGCTGGGCTGTCTGGTCTGCGTCCACAGCCTTCGTGGTCGGTGACATCATCATTCCGACCGTTGCGAATGGTCGACTCTACCAGTGCGTCATCGCAGGGACATCGAGCGCCACGGAACCGCAGTTCCCACAGTGGACCAGGACACTTGGCTATTCCGTCAATGACGGAAGTGGTGACCTCTTGTGGCAGGACATCGGTCCCGCGAACATTGAGCGTTATGACATCCGTACAGCTGCGCGACAGGGTTGGATTCGCAAAGCGTCCAGTATCACGCACCTCATTGACGTCAAGGATGGTCAGGTCGACGCAAAGATGGCCGTGCTCCGTGAGCATTGTCTCGACCAGGCGAAGCGCTTCTCACCGATGGTGTTCGTATGATCCCGGCAGCTTACAGCACAGCGCTTAAGAACGCGATCCAGGCGTATTCGTATGCGGACCGTGTCGCGATCTGGAGAACCGTCAATGCGGCGGATGGCATCGGTGGCGTTAGTCAGCACTGGATACAGGTCGCTGAGATTCGTGGCACCATCAGCAACACCGGCGATACCGAAGGCGTGGTCGGTGGCATGATCGAGCAGTCTGGTACATGGACGCTCACGTGTTCACCAGACATCGAAGTCAAGGCCGATGACAGGATATACACATCCGGCAATCCTCAG